ATATCATTCAAAACCTTGTCCATCTGTTTTGTTAAAAACTGAATGTTTACCTTATTTAAAGCCATGTCGTCGATATGTTTTGTTATACGATCTAAAGTCTTATAAATATCCTCCAGCATCATGTATTGCTCAGAATCCGCGGGCAATGAACCCATCTGTCCACGTGGCCATTTAATTCTAAACTCTGTGTTCTGTTCTACGTCAGAGTTCATCAGCTCTAGTTTAGTGTCCGCAATATTTAGACGTTCTATAATCTGAAAATAACCCATGGTGCCGAGTGCCACGATAATTATCAGACTAGCAACCGTTTTCATTGGCATCTGCACGGCAGCCGATTCAGATATTGTTAATGGTTGTTTACTCATCTAGGCATGTATCCTGGTTCCATAAAGAAAGCCATTAGCACAAGTAATATGATTAGAATACCTGTAAAATAATAATTCATTCCTGGCTACCTCTATTGTCATAGCCAAGTAGTTTACACTATTTGTCT